ATTTATTTCATTATTACTATTATTACTGCTATTATTACTATTATTACCATTATTCACATTATTACCATTCACATTATTACCATTCACATTATTACCATTATTCACATTATTACCATTCACATTATTTATTTCGTTTCCTTCATTATTATTCAAATTATTTATTTCATTATTACTATTATTACTACTATTATTACCATTATTACCATTATTCACATTATTACCATTCACATTATTTATTTCGTTTCCTTCATTATTATTCACATTATTACCATTATTACTATTATTACTACTATTATTACTACTATTATTACTATTATTACCATTATTCACATTATTACCATTCACATTATTTATTTCGTTTCCTTCATTATTATTCACATTATTACCATTATTCACATTATTACCATTATTTATTTCATTATTACCATTATTTATTTCATTATTACCATTATTTATTTCGTTTCCTTCACTATCTTTATTTATTCTAGAAATAATTGAACCATTATTTATTTCGTTTCCTTCACTATCTTTATTTATTCTAGAAATAATTGAACCAGTTTCATTTGAATTTTCATTTGAACTTTCATTAGAACTTTCATTAGAACTTTCATTAGAACTTTCATTTGAATTTTCATTAGAACTATTTTTTAATTCAGTATATTCTATATCATTATTTATAATGCTATATAAATTGTTTAAATTTATTTTTCCTTCTAAATTTGTATAATAACTTTTAATATGTGATTTATTGATAATTATTTCTTTTTCATTTGTATTATAGTGTGGAATATTATCATAATCTATAATATCGACAAAAATCTTTTTATATATTCTGTTATTTCTTCTCATATTATCAATCAATAATGTGATATATTTTGATTTATTCTCTTCATTTGTGTATAAGTTATATTCAGGTAATACACATTTATTCTCTGAATTTTGTAGAAGACAAATATTATCAGTATATTGTTTATAATTATCTATATTATATAGAGTATCTGCTTTAGATATATCATAACCTTCTATCTTAACAAGTAAATCATTTTTTATATCTTTATTAAATTCAATAAAAATAAAATGTTCGTCAATAATTTTTTCTATAATGCCTCCTATTTTACTAACTATTTCTTGAGGTGGTAGTTTAGAATTTATAAGATTTATTATTTTAGTTTTCTTTGTAAAATAATTTACATTAGATAATAACGATTTTATTTTATCTGTAAAAGAATTAAAAAACTTATTCTCTAATTTTAAATTAGAAATTTCTTTAATATATGAATCTTTATTATATTTTGAAGTTATTTTGTCATAATATAAATAGTTTGACTCATAAACTGGTTTAATAATACTATCATCTGATTTATTATTATCCTCTTCATTTTTTATTTTTATAAAACTATTAGTTTCTGTTATGATACCAATAATCTTTGAATCATTAATGGCTTTGTATTTAATATTTGTTAATAATTTACCCTTGGATAATTTAGTTATTTTGTTTAATAATAAAATTGTATCTTCATAATTATTTAAATATTTATCTATTTCATCTAAACTAATATAATCATAGTATTTAGATACTGCACTAGGGTATAATGGTATATATATATGATTTTTTTTTTTTACAATTATAATTGCACATACTCTACCATTATAATTTAAAACTTGATATTTAATATCATAATTGGTCGGTATATATCTTATTGCATCATTTAAAAATAACGCCGGTTTTGATTTAATAATATTGTCATTTTTTATAGAACATTTATTTATATAGTCTATTTTTTGTAAAAATAAATTAAGACCTTTGTAATCACTTTTAATGTCAAAAAAATAATCTATATTTGTGTTTGTGTTATATGAAATAATAGGTTCATAAATATCCTCTTTTTTATATAATATAAATGATTGATTTTTTTTATTATAATTTGAAAAAGAATTATAATCAGAAGGACACATTACTGAAATATTGTCACCTATATCATCAATTATTATCATATTTAATTTAGAATCATATATGTATCCATTAGATATAATATCCCATAAATAAGTGTAATCTATTGTTGTGTTTTTATAATCCTTTAGAGTTTTTATAAAGTTATTCATACCTTTAATTATTCTTACAAGTCCGTTTTTATTTTTTTTTATAAACGTTTTATATAATTTATAATGTTTATACTCTTCTATATCTATCTCTTCATCTTCATTGTAAAAATAAGTAGGAATAGAACCGTTTTGTATAATAGTTATAGTGTCTAAGTTTATACAATTTATAATATCGTTTATTAAAGTATCCATATCAGTTTTGAATATTAAAGATATTGCATTTAAAAATGATAAATTGTTTTGTTTTTTTTTATAGGTTCCTTGTCTTAATAAACAATTTATACTTTTACTCTTACTTTTACTTAATAAACATTTATTAGAATCGTGATTAATAAAATTTAATAAATTTAATGTTAAATGTCCAAATCTTTTACTATCCAATGGCCACTTTAAATTGTCTAAAATATATGATTTTTTTTCATCTTCGCTATTTGAACTATTTGTAATTTTATCTTCTTTCATTTTTTCTTGAACTTTAAGAATTATTTTACCTTGTTTATTTTCTTTACCAGGTATAAATATAGGAGGTTTAGCAAAACAACAAGGCATATATTTTGAATTTGGATTTAATTTTTTATCTATAAAACCGGGATGAGGTGTTCTTCTATAATTATTACTATACACTTTATATATATACTTATCTTCTGTAACTTTATTGTCACCATCATTCATAATATGTTTCTTATTTTCAACATTTTCTACTTGACCAATTGACATTGGTTTATTCGTTTTATAGTTCCAATAAGCTGGACAATAGTAATAATATAATTTATCTTGTTTTGTTCCATATTCTAACCATGTTCCTTCTACTGAATTTGGGTTATTTTTTTTTATATCTTCCATTTCTTCTTTCGTTGCTATTAATGGTTGTCTACGCTCTTGCCAAGGACAAGAACTTGTATATCCTTTAAATTTTTTACCATTTATTACGGTTGGTTTATAAAAAATTAATGGTTCAGTTTCTTTAAGTTTTGTAAGAAAAGGGTTTTTTATAGATGACCCTTCTTTACCTGCCCCCAGTTCGTTTGATTTTTTTATTTTTTCACTTTCATCATCATTTTCGTCATCGCTTTCCAATTCATTTCCTTCATCGCTTTCCAATTCATTTCCTTCATCGCTTTCCAATTCATTGTCTTCATCACTTTCCAATTCATTGTCTTCATCACTTTCCAATTCATTGTCTTCATCTATTTCGTCCCTTTTAGCATTATTTACCAAGTCATTTCCTTGTTCGCTTTCATCATCGCTTTCTATATCACTATTTATAGTATTTTTCTCTACACTTTCGTTATTAGCACTACCTTTTTCTTCAATTTCAGAATCTTTATCACCTATTTCATCGTCAATTTCATCACTTATTTCATTTTCGTCTCCTATTTCATCGTTATTAACATAACTTTTTACACGAATATCACCTTCATCATCATCATCTATTTCATCTACACTTTCATTATCTATTCCATTATCTATTTCATCAACACTTTCATCAGCACTTTCATTATCTATTCCATTATCTATTTCATCAGCACTTTCATCAGCACTTTCATCAGAACTTTCATCAGCACTTTCATCAGCACTTTCATCAGCACTTTCATCAGCACGTTCATCAGCACTTTCATCAGCACTTTCATTGTTAAATAAAGAACCTTCTTTATTGAATAAAGAACCTTCATTGTTAAATAAAGAACCTTCATTGTTAAATAAAGAACCTTCATTATTGAATAAAGAACCTTCATTTAATGAAGTTTTTTCATCTTTTAAACCTTCGTCATTTAAACCTTTTTCTATTACATTATTTGTAAAATTACTATATAACGTATTATCTAATTCATTGTGAGATATTTTTTTAATACAAGAGAATATAAAATTAGATAAATATATTTTAATTATATTAATATAATTAATATTATCAACATCTTCTATAATTATTTTATAGTCATTATTCTTTATAAATTTTATATTAATTCCAGTATTATATTTTTTAATTCTTTTCCTATCACTTAATATATTATTATACCTTTGTAATGCTTCATTGTTATCCAATTCATATTGTTCTTTAATTTTTTTAATAATATCAGTAAATTCGTAATCTTCTTTAATTAAACTTAATATATATCTTGTTATACTGTCTCCTATGATAAAATTACTAACCCTCATAAAATTAATTTCAATATTTTTATTAATTTCTTTATAAGTTAAAATATTATTGAAATAATTATTATTTAGTTTCGTATTTAAAACTTTTTTACTTTTAAAATCAATATAATAATTAATTTTTATTAATTTAAAGTTATTTTGATTAGAATTATTAAATAATGTGAAAATACTATTAGTTAAATCGTATTTATTTTTTATTTTATTTATAATTGGATTAATATAATATTTTATTTTATCTTCTAAAATATTTTTATCAATGATATTAATATCATTAATTTTAACATTTATTATACCTTGATTGTCTATAGTAAATAATAAAAAGAATTCTTTACTTTTTATATAATATGATATAGAATTTTTTTTTTTATTTTTCTCTAAAAATGAAGATACTACCTTTTCATTCAGTTCTGGAACCTTCATGCCATTTTTATTTTTAGTTGGACAATATAAACGTACACGTTTATCTAAATTATTTATATAAATAATTGGATTTTCGCTATCACTATTTATTATTTTAAACAATAATTCTATTGGTAATGAAACATCTTGAAGGGGATTTAATATAAAATTATAATCAGTAAAAAAAATAGAATCGTCTAATAAATTTTTAGTCTCTTTTTCGTATAATTCATAATGTTTTTTTACATTATTTATATAGTTTGAATAATCTTTTTGTATATATGTATTTTCAGGTATATATAAGGGGTAATATACATTTTTTGGTATAATATCATTATCAAACAAACATACATAAATAGTATTATTATAAATATTATATTCTAAAATATTATCGTTATTTGGTATAGAAGAAATATTATTTGAACTTGTATTTTCAATATATGGATTTATAGGAATATATTTCTCTTTAATTGTAATACCCATAGGTTTAAATCTTGTTTTAATTTCATTAATATTTAATTTTTTAATGTCATCCATTGTGAATTCTTCCTTATCTTCTATTTTCACTTTTATATTATAATTATTAATAAAAATATTAAGATTTCTATAACTTATAGTAGATGTAGATATATTAAAATAATTTATTATTTCTTCGTATAAATTACTTTTATATTCTTCTTCATAAAATAAATAATATTTATTTAGATTATCTTCTTTTAAATTTTTCGATATTTTGTATTTTAATATTTCTATATTATCATCAAGATATATAATATCTTTAATTTGTATATTTCTTTTTTCGTCATTATTTACTAAATAAATTATATTAAAGTCATTCATATAAATAAAACCCTATAAAATAATTATATGAATGACTTTAATATAATTGTTGCGTGTGATAATAACAATGGTATAGGTAAAAATAACAAATTGCCTTGGTACAATAAAGATGATATAACATATTTTTCAAATATAACAAAAGGTGATAAAAACAATTCAATTATAATGGGAAGAAAAACCTGGGAAAGTATACAAAAAAAACCTTTAATTGATAGAGACAATTTAATATTATCTAAAACATTAAATATGAATAAATGTTTTAAAAATATTGAAGAACTTATAATATTTATAAATGATAAAAAATATTCTGTAAATTGGATAATAGGTGGGGAAACTATATACAAACAATTTTTAGAAAATAAAAATATTAAAATAAAATATATTTATTTAACTAAAATAAATAAAAAATTTGATTGTGATGCTTATTTTCCTAAAATACCAGAATATTTTTATATTAAAGAAACAATTAGATTAAATAATTATACAGAAATTATTATATATCATAATAAGGATTACTCTTTATTTTAACGCCGCAATAATTTTTACTTTTAATTTTATAATTTTCTAATCTATATAAATTATTTTCACTTGCTTCCTTTATTAAAAATTTAAAATTTTTCCAAAAATCGTCTTTATGTCCTATACTTTTTGTTGCCAAATGGCTTAATTCATGTAATGCTACAAACATTAAGGTGTTCTCGTCTATTAAATTATTATCATTTTCTTTTTCTTCGTTCAAACAAAATGCTATTTTTCTTCCCTTATTCTCACTATATGCAGTATACTGACTATTTGGTAATATTTCTACAATTCTTTTAGGGTTATAGTTTTTTATAAGATTTTTTACAATTTCTTTTTCTGGATATTTATTCTTCAAATATTCTATTAACTTATTCATTTTAATTACTAGATTTGCTAATAAATCACTTGCTTCTTTTATATTTTTTCTATCTCTTACACAATATTTTTCACCATCTACAGTGGAAATAATACATTTTAAATTAAAATAGTCTGATTCTGAGTATATTTTATAAGATATAAATAATATTAAAATAATTAGACTAATACCTATTAAATCGTCTTTCATATAAATTAACGATTTATTTTATTAATTTCATTCAATCTCTAACGATCTTCTTGTAGTGTCTGCCTCAATAGTAGTATTATTCCACGGACCTATAGAACTTTTCGGTATTATTGGTTCAGACCTTATTTGTAAATTAGGATTTCTTAAAGAACTTCCTACAGTGTTTATACCATAATGATGTCCTGCACTTAACAAATTAATATTTTTCAAATCTTTTGATACGTTATTTAAATCAGACCATTCATTCGAATTATTAGGTAACAAATCATTAGGATTAGTGCTTATGTTGCCATTTTTTACAGGATTTGTCACTATACCAGATACTTTAGTATTTGTGTTAATTATATTATCTTCTTCGTATAATTCTTCATTTAAATTCGACCCTATCGGAGATTTAGTATGAAAACTGTCTATTTTACCAAATTTATTATTATTATACTTATAAAGAACCGCTATTATTACAATTAAACCTAAAGCAAATATTATATTAAAGGATATATTTTTTGTGGATTTTTTAAAAGAAGATAATTTCATTATATAAGTATAAGAATAAAAAAATATTAATAAAATACTAAACTATAAAGATTAAATTATATTCTCGAAAAAAACATTATTTTCAAAATCTTTTATTAAATTTTTTTTTAAATTTTCATTATTAAATGTTCTTAAATTTAATTTATCATACGAATCCTGCGTTTTTTGTATTAATACTTTAACATCAGGATTATATCCATTAATATATATATCAGATGTTCCAATAACTTTATATTGTGTACCATCATTAAATTTCTCTAATTTTTTTTTATAAAATATTAAGTATAAAAAAACAATAAATAATATAATATATTTCATCATTATATATTATATTATAAATTCCTAAATAATATTTTAGTCTTCTTCTTCTTCTTCTTCATCATCTTCTTCATCTTCTTCATCTTCTTCTTCATCTTCTTCATCATCTTCTTCATCATCTTCAAATATCTCTTTTACTATATCAATATCAACGTTTATTTTTTTTTTGTTTAAAATATTATTTATATTATCTACAATAGTATTTTTTATAGTATCATCTATAAATTCACATACTTCAAAATATTTATTATTGTTTATATTTATTTCTTCACCGTTTATAATATCTTTTTTAATATCATATTCTTCTATTTCTGGAATATTTTCGGTATTTAGAACAATTATATTATTTAATACTACGTCTAAATTAAAATTTTTACTATTAAAACTAACGCCTTTAATTTGTATATTTGGTATAATATAACCTTTAATATTTTCTATATTTACTTCATTATCGTTTTTATCTTTTACATAAAAATTATTCATATTAACAATCGTTTTTAATTCATATGTTCCTTTTTCAATATTAGTTTTGAGAGGGAATATAAAATTATTATCGATATCCTCCAAGGTTAATGGTTCTTCAAACCATTTAACACTATTTTCGTATAATTGTTTTTTTAAAATATTATACAAGTTTTGTATAAATAATGCAAAATCTTTTTCTAAAGATAATGTTAAATAACATAAATTATCTGTTTTTTCAATATTATTATATAAAAAACATTTACTATCATTGATGTTGAATTCGTCCTCATTATAATTTATAGAACAAAAATAATTATCATCGTCGTCAATGTTAATAGGGTCGTTTATTATTACTTCATTATTAATAAGAGAATTATTCATATATTATTATTATTTATTATATCTATTATAATAATTACGCATAAATATATATAAATTATAATTTATATATATAATGACTATACCTAAAGGATTATATATTACAGAAAATTATTGTGAGGATATAAAATACAAATTAAATGGTTATGATTATTTAATAGATGTAAATTTGTACAATATTAATAGCGAAAAAAAATATAAAATATGTCAATATTCAAGAAAAAACCAATATCCAAGAAAAAAAAACAATATCCAAGAAAAAAAACAATATTCAAGAAAAAATATAATTAATAAAAAATATAATTAAATCATACTCCACTTATCATTATTAAAAGGTGATATTAGTTTATTATCTGTCTTATCATAATTCGTATGGTCCAATGCAGGAGAATGAGAATGTTTAAGTATTTCTATATAAGCTTTATCTTTATCTGTTTGTTCTGGTTTTTCTCCAAAACAATTTACCCCAAATTTAATATATTGATTATCTATATAACCTCCATTTACACCTTGTCTACCACAATCATTCTCATGTCCTGGTTTTGTCTTTAATTCTTTAATTACACTTTCTTGTGTAGGAAATAAAGCCATTTGTTCTTCAGACCACCCATAACTACACCATGTCGCACCATTCTTATAAGCATTTTCTATTTCATTATATGTTGCTAATCTTGAATTATTATTAGAACAAACTTTTCGTGCTTCTTCGTATGTATATAAATTATTTGGTATATGAAATACTTCACTTTTATTATCATCAGAACCTTTACATTTATTATTTTTATTGTCTTTTAATTTAATATCCAAATTCAGTTTTTTATTATTAAATAAATTGTCTAATTTTGTATCATAAGAATAACCGTTATTATTAAAATTAACACTAATTATGTATATTATTATTATTAAAATAAATATTTCAATAAAAAAAAACGTTATACTTGATGTCATACTTCCATTACCACCAAAAAAGCTAAATATTAATATAAAAAAAATAAAAATAAATCCAAATAAAAATATATAATTTTTTTTATTAATTTTAGAAAAATCATTAAAAAAAAAAGTATTCTTTATTCTCGGTATAAACTCAAACGAATTACTTGATAATTCCATATTTTATATTTATACCTTATTTTATTTTTATTATATTCTCTTATAAAATAGACAATAATTATAAGAATTTGCTAAACTTTTAAAACTTGTCTCTTGTATATTATTATCATTAAATATAAACCATCTATTGTATTTTTTTATAGTAGTAAAATAATGACCTCCTTTAATTGTTCCAACATGATTTATAATTCCAAATAGTTCATAATTGTCATGTTTTTGAGAAATAATAGAAATATCTAAATATTCTTTTAATTTTACAACCTTTCTAAATTTACTATTTATATTAATTCTTTTTAATTGTATAATCAATATTTCAGGATTATTTATTAATCTTGTTTTTATATATATATTTTTTTTTATATTATCTCTTTCATCCAACCATGAGTTATTTAAGAATTCATCATCAAAAGTATATTTTAAACAATCTTCAATTGTGGGATTGTCTTCGTTTGGAATATTTAAATTTAAAACCCATTGTTTTTCTTTTTTTTCAAACAAAACGTTTTCTTTATTCTCCGATAAATATTTATAATTATATTCTAAAGTAAACAAATCACTAATTTTATTATTTTCATAAGACTTATAATATTCGTCTATTATTTCTAATATAAATAATAAATATTCTACTGAATCACATTGGCTATTAATTAAAAAATCATTTTTATTTTTTAATTTAAATAAATCTATATTTATTTTAATGAATTTATGAGGAGTTATTACACAATTATTATTCCAATATATATTATATATTTCTTTCCAATCATTTAGTAATTCTAAATCTTTACTATCGACCTCATTTAAAATATTAATATGAGCTAAAATAACTAACGCAGAATTTATAAAACATGTATTTCCTAAATTACTAAAGCAAGTAAAACCTTTCATTATTATCTATATTTTAAATTTTTTAATTAAAAACATTATAATCTTTATATTATCTAATGGAACAAAACTATATTATTCAAAGTACTAATAATATAAGTAAAATATTAAGAATAATGGAATTACATGAAGAAAATATATCAAATACAATTTCTAACCAAAATACGGCTATTAATAGTATCGAGAGGCACATATCAAGTATGATAAGTAATAGAGAACATTTAGTAAATTATATTATAAATAATAATAACAATTTATTTACAATTTGTAATTTTGAGTCAATAGTAGAACCTATAAATATAACATGTCCTATAACCCAGCAAAATTTTAATAATGATGATATAATTATTAAAATAAACGTTTGTGGGCATATTTTTATAAAAGATGATTTTTTATTATGGTTGTCTCAAAGCGATATTTGTCCATGTTGTAGAGTTAATTTTTTAGTTAATAATTGATTCTATAAATTCATTATCTAACTCATTTTTGTCTAAAAACTTTATAGGTTTTATAGGATTGTAAAATTTATTAAAAATATCTTTAAAAATATTAATAATAACTCCTTCTACATAGGACTGTGTACATAGAAGTTTATCTTCAAAAAGTTTTCTTTTTGAAGTGAATAAATCTACAATATTTTTTATTTGTTCGCTAGATAATATATCTAAATATTTCGCATCTATAAACATTATGAATTTTTTAACATTGTCTCTTTCCAATAATTCTAAATTAGTTTCAAAATTTTTCAATGTATCTATCCATTTTAATTGTGTTAATTTAACATTTAAAATATCGATTTTAAATAAATGAATATCGTCATTATATCTTTGTATATTCATCGAAGTGTATTTTATAAGTTCCATATAGTATAGATTATATTGTATTATTTATATTAAAGTTATGTAATAATACATTAGAATTTGTATTTATTATATCGCCGCAAAATTTAGATGAATTATATATTTCATTTAATATATTTAATGGTGCATTCGTGCCATATTTAATTAGATTATTTTTTTTTAATGTTTTTTTTATTGTCTGTATTTTTTCTTTATTTTCTATTTTTTTTTTTCTAGTATGAAGTATTATACTTATAGTTCTATTTTTTTTATTTTTACCTAATTTAAAAATTCTTTTAATTTCTTTTTTTTGAATATAATTACAATTGCTTAAATCATTTTGTTCATATCTTTTATTGTCAGGTTCTAGTATTTGATTATCTATTTGAATAGGCATTTGATTATCTATTTGA